AAAGGGGAAAATATGAACGATGTTTTCGAAATGTTTAACTCTGTTGCGAATTCACTAGAAATTATTGATAAAAAGCTCACTTCTTCTTCTCACGAATCAGCTCCTGAACCCTAGAAAACATCTCCCTGTCAGCCTTTTTACGGTTGTCGACCCGTATGATGATATACTTGAGCCTGTTGGGTATTTTAGGGCTATTACCCCTAGATCTCTTCGTAGGTTTAAGTTTACTCTTTGCCTCCTGAAGTTCCTTTTTTGTTGGCATTTTTACTATATATCGAGAAGATTTTCCTCATATATAGTAATGAAGAACAAGACAAAGAATCAAGCCTTGTGGTTGGCTCTTATTTTACTCACAGTATTTGTAGGATATATGTGGTATAATCCAAGGGTTGTCCGAGTTCCAGTACGAACCACTGTACCCGTTCCACCCAGGCCTGTGGAAACACGCCGTGAACCTGAGTTCAGAGGGCCACCAATTAAAAAATACAAACCTGGTCACATGCAACAGATGGGAATCATAACCGGTCCAAATGAAGAAACGATGCCTTTATACGGGAAGGAGGTGCGAGGTAGGAGAGATAGGTATCATTATTACACGACCACTGGTGATCATAACTTGTACCCAGTGCCATTGAGTCACAATTCGAGAGATTGCATGGAGGATATGGGCTGTCAGGAATTATACGGAAATGAAACAGTCTCAGTTACTGGTAAAACTGGTTCATTTGAGGTTAATATGTATAGGACTGATGATTTCTTTTAAAGTTTGCACCGCCTTCGGCTATCTTCTATGACGCGACCAGAAGATAAGATGCACCCAAGGGATCCGAGAACCATCAAACCCTTGGCATAATTGGTTTTATTGGGAACATATTTCAGCCCGATGAATAGAGATATCAGGGTGGCGAATACACTGACCGTTAATAACTTAAGATCCGTCTTGGGCATAGGTCGTCCTTCCTTGGACATGATGTTTGGGATCCTGAAAAATCCCATAATTAGGGATGTACTTATCATTGTTTACTACTATCACTCAAGAATTTTTTTCAATGTGATGAGATCGTATTCTCTACCCTGAAGACCACTGCTTTTTGATAGTCTGGCTTTCATGTTTAATAGTTCCACAATCATTTCACTATCGAGATATTGAAGAAAATCCCTCTTTTGCTCAATATCATCAAGCTGACTTCGTTCTTTCTTTGATTGAACATACGGCCATACATGTTTTCTCAAAGAACGAAGCTCTGCTTCCATTCTCGTCATGTGAGGTAATATGACCTCGCGTATAAGTTTGTTTGTCTCATGAAGGTCATCCTTCCATTCAGTCATAGTTTCATTATGATTTAAATTTCTAAGTCTATTATAATGATTCCCATCAGCCTCAGGAACAAGGCCAAAAAATTGGGTATTAGGGTAACTAAAGATGTCAATGGAAAACGCGTAAAATTAACGGAAAATGATATCAAGAAATTGATTTTCACCGTACTGAGAAACAAAGCCAGTAACACCAAAAAATTTATCCGTATTTGTAAAAATGTTCTAGTAACAGCCAGCCCAAATAACAATAGGAGGGTCACTAGATCATCTTTTCAAGCTCCACCTCCACCTCCACCTCCACCTCCACCTCCACCTCCACCTCCCAGAAAGCCCGTAATAAATGCGAAGCGTGCCAAACTCATGAGTGAACTGAAAGCCACCCTCAAGAAGAGGGGGATGGCGAAATAAAATCTCAATTATTAATATACGAGATGAATAATCAGGCAAACGCCAACAAGGCTAATAATAATTTCAACGCTTCTGCGGCGCTGAACAACTCCCTCAAAAATGCCGGTAATAAGAATGGCATGGGACCTGGGGGGAACAACGCGAACAAGGGCAACAACAACAAGCCTGCCAACAACAATGCTAAGCCCAACAACGGCAACAACAAGCCTGCCAACAACAATGCTAAGCCCAACAACGGCAACAACAAGCCCGCCAACAACAACGCGAACAAGGGCAACAACAAGCCTGCCAACAACAACGCGAACAAGGGCAACAACAAGCCCGCCAACAACAACGCGAACAAGGGCAACAACAAGCCCGCCAACAACAACGCGAACAAGGGCAACAACAACAAGCCCGCTAACAACGGTGGCAACAACAAGCCCGCCAACAACAACGCGAACAAGGGTAACAACAACGCGAACAAGGGCAACAACAACAAGCCCGCTAACAACGGTGGCAACAACAGTGGCAACAACAAGGCCAACAACAAGCCTGCCAATAACGGTAACACTATGTCGGCAAACGCTATAAAGCTTCGCAACCTGGCAAAGAAGATTGCGATGAATGCTATTAACAAGGCTCGCAAGGAGATGAACAACCAGTAAGCATTCACAAAAATATGAATAGAATAAACAATTAATTTACATACGCTCAATGTATGTAAATTAATTCCGATGTAAACAGTAAGATGTCTCTCAACGATCTTAAACGAGATTTTCTAAAAAAGTTGGGGTCTGGTCTACGCAATTTATTGAATGCTGATGAAATGGGTTCAGATCCCGATACCGATATGAAAGAATTCATAAAAATACACATGTTAATAAAGAATAATACAGGGAAATTTGAGTTTTCTGAATCAAAATTCATGACTGCTGTAGGTAGACTCGATTTTGATCTACTTTCACAGATTCTTTTACAATTCGATCAAATTGGTGTTACGATACAGAAGGTTCTTAAAGAGTCTAAATTCAATCCATTGACGATGTCAGGTAGGGAAATATACCTGGGTACATTGATTGAACAAGGTGAAATCGAAACATTTTTACATTTTATCGCCTTTTAACTACATCTCCGGCGAGAACTGAAGCCGATGAGCATGACTGAAGGCACATCCACATAATTATAGGAATAAAGATTGGAGGTGGTGGTCTCGGAGGGAAGCTAGACGCAGCCTTATTTATCATGTACCCCATAAGCATTACACATATACAAGATGTGCATATGGTACTGATATGAGACATCAAATATCTATTTGGCATAGGACCCCTCTTATTACTCAAATAATCGGATAAGATTGGTATAGGTATCTTATTTATCAGAGGTAACTTACATATGAGAAGTAGTGGAAATGGTATCATCACTCTTTATATATACTGACACTTTTTTTAGCGTCTGGTTATTTTAATATTGAATCGCTTGGACATAAATTTTTCGACTTCCCCAAAAGTTGGATAACTCCATAGATACCAACGGGACCAGAATCCAGCACTATCGATACCACTAATCTTCCAATTTTCTTTGTCGCTTCGATCAACATTTAACATTTTCGTTTGGATCTTCTTAGGATCTCGTTCGTCTAAGGTCTGTCTGGGTACATGACCTCCATGACGCAATACATAGGAACGCATACGCGAGGGAGTCTTGTGTTTGGTGTAGTCTGAATATCCACTGGCACCAAAATCAACACTCCTGCCGTCGTCCAGTATCGCCCTGAACTTTTTCTTCTTGTCAGGGCTTTTAGTGACTATGACGCGCATACTTATAATTTACAAAGATAATTTACTTACCACAGCCACCACTGCAGCAGTACCCCTCGGTAGAAGAGGGGAAGATGTCACGCTCGGGTCCACGCTTGACACGGTACATGTGATCATACGCATGGAGAACAGCGATACCGGTCACCATAGTGAGAAGAACGGGGCGGTTCATCTTACGGACCGAGAAACCATACAGACCAACGAGTGCGATGAGAACAAATTGGACGAGGGTTAGTGTGGGGATAGCGGGCATCTTGAAACGATCCGCGAGGGTTTTAGTTTCGGGGGTGGGCTCGGGGTTAGCGATCACCATAGACTCTTGCTTGTATCCGGGCATTTTTATTATCTACTGAGAAAATAATGTGGTCTCTCCTGTTGGTTCCCATCTCGATGATTTGTTACGATTATTTGAAATCACCGATCGACCTTCTCTATTTCAGCAAATTAGGGAGACCACTACTCGGTATACAAAATACATTCAGGGACATCATACATAACACACCCAAACACATCATTAGGAATTACCCGGGTCTTTTCCTAATCAAGATGCATCATGAGACAATACGCAGAGAATTCGATCGTATCGCACCTACACTGGATAAGAAGTATTATCATGATATAGATCCGTGGTTTGAAAAAAATGATAACTATTATTTTTATAAAATTGAAAATTTTCCAGTGTTGTACGATTTAGTTAAACAGATTAAGTGTATAGATACGAGTGTCGCAGCATTCGCAGTTGTAGAAGGTCCGATGATAATACCACCCCATAGAGCCGAATCCAATAAACTTCTACGGTACCAATTAACTATACACGGTAACGGTGATTGTAGTCTGTACACGGGTGACGGTAGACACATACACAGAGAGGGTGAAGATATCCTCTTTGATCATGCGAAGTACCATGAACTGATAAAAACTGGAGACACACGAAGAGTCACACTTATTCTCGATGTTCATAGGTGATTCCTACATACTGCGATGTACATATCACTTCCACCTATGAGTTCTAGGGTTTTGTCATCAACTGTGCGTTTTGTAAATGGTCCAGGTGTTCCATTATTACATCTCATACACAATGCAGACAACTTGGTGACATCACATGCGAGTGGAATACAATCGGTGAGTTCTCCAAACTTTCTTTGAAATGCGTCACCATCGAGACCAGCTAATATCACTGATTTATTAACATGAAGACAACATTCTACAAACTTCTTGAGTCTTGGAAAGAATTGTGCTTCATCGATGGCGATGATATCAGCCTCATCAAATTCATATGTATTAATAATTTCAAAGAGGTCATACACTTTGTGGCAATTAAACTTAACATTATCATGCGTTTTCAGAACTTCTTCAGCGGACCTAGTATCTTTAGCGGAATTGATAATCATCACATCTTTTCCTATAACTTTTAGACGCTTAAGTCGCCGAATAAGTTCAGATGTTTTACCAGAAAACATATTTCCCATAATAATTGAAAGTCCCATCTCGTCGCTGACTATTATAATCTTATATCTTTTATATGGGTGAACTTCACAGGGCCATCTTTAATGGTCACGTAGGGTACTACAACCCCAGGACGGGACGGGTCCGTTTTGGAAAGTGCATCTATCCCAATATCGCATCCGCTATAAAATATCTTAAGTGAAGATAGATGAGGAAAAAGAGTCTTGTGTTTAGTTGGTGGTTGTGGGCTTTATCCGTATCATACTATTTGGGATTTAATCCCTATTCTCCTTTGTTACCTCTATTATTAGCGGTTGGAGTTGCTGTATATACTACGTCCATTAGATTTACAGATGATTATCACTGGTCTAAGAGGGTAGTTATAATTGGGTTGGAGATTCTATTTACATTACTCAGTTATGTAAAAGATCCAACCAGGTCTCTTTTGACCACCGAGGATGTGATATTCAACTTTGTGATGTTCTTGGTTTATCTCCTCCACGTTCATTCAAATGGTACAGACGTGTTTACGTTGTACTTTAAAATGTTCCCGGAATCTCATCGTGGGGAGACGTTTATGGAGCATATGAAGAAACTTATGGGGCGACCTTAATAAACACAGGTTTCTCGGGTCTAACAAGAAATAGCCCAATTTGTAAGACCCTTCGCGCGAAGTGCGATCCAACTATGATCGTACTACTTTCCACGTACTTGCGAGAGTTTGATCTATGATGATCCAGTACCTTCTTCATAGATAGAATCCTTCTTAGAGACACATTGTTACAATGCATAGTATTTAATTCAAGATTAACCGGTTCACTGTACCTTCCCCATACACTGTTTAAAAACAGATCTATATGTTTAGGTTTAGTAATGTCAGTTATCATCAGAGAACATGTTCGCCCCATTTATATTCTGTGTGATAAATAAGCGTAAGGAATTCGATAAAAGAATGAAACAAAAAATTGATCAGTTAGTTAACCTGTCTGACTTAGCCACTAACCGTGATCGAGAAGCCGCGATAAAAATCCAGCGATCTTGGAGGAGGACAAAGACTCCCGAACACAAATTGAAACTAGCCCAATTGGTTAACAAGCTGACCAAAAATTACATACAGATGAATAAAGTCAATGAAATATCACGACAACTGGAGAATATGAAGTTATACAACCGTAATAAAAACGGAAATGTGATAATGACAAATATAAATCTCAGGAAAAAGTAAGATGCCTCTCACCGATGTTGCCATCACCAAGAAGGTGGGGCAACTGCGTAAATCTGAAGGTAAGATCTATGCACCTCTCAAATATTTCAGGGGGCTTGGGACTCTCAAGGAGGTTGAAACTCGTTACAAGAAAATGCTCAAGCGAGATTATAAAGGATTTAAGACAGACAAGGGACAGAAGACAAAAACTTCCTCCTACACCCAAAAGTTTAGGAAGATGTATCCGGGAGCCAAATCCCTCCCTGAAATTGCTAAGGCTACTAAGATTCCTCTGAAGACTGTGAAGACCATCTACAACAGGGGTCTCGCTGCGTGGAGAACCGGGCATCGTCCGGGAGCCTCTCCACAAGCGTGGGGGTACGCGAGGGTTCATAGTTTCGCCACTAAGGGGAAGACGTACTACACTGCTGATAAGGATTTGAGGTAGTTCATGTCTTATTAATTTTGAGTAGTTGTATGTATCTAGCTCTGATGGATGATAACGTTCTAGTTTTTAACAATTCTGGTTTAACGTATTCCTTCCATTTTATCCTACCTAGCTTAGATACGGGTGTATTTTGAATACTACATAAAAGTTGCTTTTCTTGCTCGATTGTCCATTCTCGTTTTGAAAGTTTTTCATGAGCTTCCTTATTTTCTTTGTGTGTAAACCATCTTAGATTATCGACTCGG